CATACTTGGCTTCAAGCTCTAAGCGCATCTCCTCCATGCGTTCCTTAACCCGTGGGTGATTAAGAAGCTGTACAGCGGAAACGTTCGGGTTTTTGTACCCAGCATCTCTAGCTGCTGCGGTTTGAGTCATATCTTTGTGGATGTAGTTATCGAGAAACTTCTGCTGCGGTGGCGTAAGTCTCTTTTCTCCTTTGGCTATCTGTTCCCCGACTTTTGGCATGCTGCTCCCCGGTGTTATCCCGAACAATTTATCGTGATACGCTGCTGCGGTCAAGTGGGTGCTGGATTGATCAGGGCCAGTCGGGGCCAGCATTAAAATTACGTTAGGGGGGTTTTGGTATATAACCCCCCCTATAAGGGGGGTGACGTAGGTGACGTAAAATAACTAATTGATTTTATTACATTATTTACGTCAAATTAACTTTTTAACGTAGATGACGTAAATCGATAAACCATTGATATTATTACAAATTCTACGTTACGTTACTTACGTCAACTTTTAACGTGATTTTTTTTGACGTAAATTATCGTTTAAAATCAATGAGGGTACTTTTCATAAATTATTTTATATTTTTTCTTGACTATAGTAAGTTTTAGTATATTATTCAAATTATCTAAGAGAAAGGAATTACCCAAAATGGGATATACAGACAAAAAAACTCGCATCGTCCGGGATCTAGAAGGCGACATCTTTGATAGCAACCATGTATCAAGACGGTTCTTCCGCGCTTGGTTGGATGGCTCATATTTAGGCGAAGATCATTACCGCGCTAGTCGTGCGTATTTACGTGCTCAACTTATGGAACATGGCGTAGGCATCAAATTAGAAAAAGCTATTCGTGGGTGGGTTGTCCATGAGTATGCACGTTTTACCGCTCACGATGCTGACTGTTCAGTAGGTTATGCCAAGACAATTGTGGCGCAACATATTCGTTCTTTACCTAATCCGTTAGGCGCTGACTTACTTGCGACCTACACAGATTTATTAATTTCAGATGCACTTGATTTGATTGATGATGAGATTAAGGAACATCTGAGAGAGGTAGCGGCATAATGTATTATCTAGCATATGGAATGAACACTAGCCGCGATGCAATGGCGGTAAGGTGTCCGAAAGCAAAACCAATGGGCGGATTTTATCTGCCCAACCACCGTTTGATCTTTCGGAGCGTGGCTGACTTCCGCTACGACCCCGATTGTGTGTTGCCTGTGGTATTGTGGGAGATCACCAACGAATGTTTAATTGCGTTGGATAGGCTTGAGGGCTACCCGACTTTATACAATAGGCGTAAGATCAACGGCAATTGGATCATTTATGACATGAATGGCGACAAGGGCAACCTACGGCATCCATCAAGCGGTTACTATGATATGATTGAGAGCGGATATAAAGATTTCGGTCTTGATGATTGGTATTTGAGAGCGGCAAGAGAGGATGCTTCTTTCAATGAGGCAAAGCGAAAGGAGACAGCATGATTTATTTACCCAATAACGTATATGTTGAACTTTACGCGGAAATGGCTGAAGCAATTTTGTTGGAACACCATCAAGGTGAAATTCAAATTAACCAAATTGAGGACAACGGTGACGAAAGATTTACCGATGAGGCTCAAGAGTTGTTTGATGGATATTGCGGTCTTGTTGAGGAAGTTCTTGAAAGAGTTGGGATTGGCGATGATTTCAATCGGGATGAAAAAACATGATTGATAAGAATATTCCGAAAAACATCCCAGATAGTCTGAAAATTATTCACAAGACATTGGACGACCATCAAGGGAATGGTCGTCAATGGAACGCACTCAACATAGCAATAGATCGGGTTGCCGCAGAATTGGGTTACGAGTTCAGAGCGGATGGCATGGTAGTTTGTGTCAAGCCCGACATGAAAAGAGGGTGATATGATTGGTTGGCAAGATTGGCTTATCGCGGCAATTACGTTTATTGCCGTGATGCTTTGGATTGTAGGGGTTGTTCTTCAATGGTGGTAGACCCCGACATATCCCGAATAATATTAAGCCCCCGATTAGTCGGGGGTTTTTTTGTGACCACCGTGCAGCCGGGATCGAACCCGAACAATTTGTCGGGTTATTTTTTTGTCCCCGATCCCGACTTTTTTCTTGTGTTGCTATCTTTAGCATGTTATAGTAATTTTTGCAGAAAGCATAAGGTCTGTACCTTTCTGCCTCACTTAACTATATGCCCCTCAGTCTCCTATCTGAGGGGTTTTTTTTGCGACTTTCAAAAAAGTTTTGTTTAAAAACATATACTTGTAAATTTTTTTTTCGCAACTAGTAAATTCGAACAAATCATGTGGTAAAAATAAATTATAGCGACACGGCTGAATGAACAAATCGTGTGTTATAAATAAATTATAAATTAAATTTAAAAATAGGTGCAAATAAAATGTTAAATAATCTTTACGAAACTAGCCCAGATCAAAAAATCAAACCAAGAACGCAAATCAGTTATTCTTTAGAGCGTACTGTCAACAAAGCTTTTAGAAATACTTTTATGACTTGGGTTGAAATGGATGAAAATGATGATATCGTGAAACCATACAGACGCTTTACTAGTGGTAGGGTGTTAGAAGCAGATATGATATTGCTTAAAGAATTTTTTAATGCACAAGCTGACGAAGTTATTGCAGAAAAAAAGAAAGCAATAAAATATATAGAAGACAATTTTAAGCATGATTTTGACAAAGATCATTTCTTTGCCGACCCAAAACTATTGTGTAAATTTATGCAGCAAGCGATAGATCAATGCGAGGATGCTCGAAAAACAGTTAACGAGATTTTATCTTTACAAATTTCTTAATAAAAAAAATTTACTCTGCCCCCAGCTTTTATATCTGGGGGTTTTTTTTATTTATAAATTAATTTATTTTTTTCTTGACATATTTATAAATTAGTTTATTTTTTGCTAAATCTAGCATAATTGAAAGGAATAAAATCATGGGCTTAGATATGTATTTAAGAGGTGACAAGTTCATCACAACATTTGATGATACGAAGCGTGATAAAGACGGTAAGGCGTTGAGAGTTAAACGACCTGTCGTTGATGGTTTCGATGTTGAGACACATGTTCTTGACTTAGGAACGTGGCGCAAGTTCGCACCGTTGCACGTTTACATTGTAAATGAGTTTGCTGACGGTGTTGATGAATGCCAGAGAATTGATCTCAGCGCGGGTGAGTTGCGCAAGATTGCAAAGGCATTGCGTAACAACAAACTACCAAAAAATGATGATTGTCATGGATGCTTCTTTGGCGATGATGAGTGGTGGGATGAATTAAAATCCGAAGGCGAGAAGCACGCTAAGGTATTTGACAAGGCTGCCGAGTGGGTAGAATCCACCTTTTGGAACAACGTCACCTATCAGGCAAGTTGGTAGGGAGGTTGACATGATTGATAAAGATTCAATTAAGGCTTACAACAAGTTTTACAAGCCGTTGAAGGGTGCAAAGATTGTAGACTTCAATATGGTCAAATGTGAGTTTGACCCCGATGCCTATTGGCCGACATTCACCATGCAAAAGGGAACAGACAAATTTAACTTTGTTCTTTCTCAGGATGAAGAGGGCAATGGCGGTGGCTTTGCTTTCATTGAGGATGTGAAGTGATGTCTAAATGTAAAGAGTGCGATGGTGAGGGCAAGGTTGGAATTGAAATTTTTGTCCCTCAAAATTTTGACCGCGATGTGGGGTATATTGACCATATGATGGTTGAATGCCCCGAATGTGGTGGTAGTGGAGAAGAGAGGTGTGAAGATGAGTGATATCTACGCTAATAAAGTGCCGTGGGGAGCGGTTGCGCAAACGATGGGAGTAGGGGATGGTGAAGATTACGTTCCTAAAATTGGTAATCGCATGGGTTTTATTGAAACCATTAGCGATACTTTAAGCATTTATAGACAAGCGATTAAAAGCGAACTTGTACAAAACGCTCCATTTGCCAATACAATGCTTATGAGAGAGACAGTGGATCATATCAAGAATGGTGACTTGTATCACATGGATGATGATTTCAATGAAATCTTAAAAGATTATGGCGATCAATTTGACAATGTTGAATTTAAAGAAATGAGATTCAGTGAATTTACAAGACCGCCTTCAAAAAAATGTTATGTTCGCATTTCTCAAGTTGAAAATTATTTAGGTGATGAGGACATTAAAAATGTTGGTTTTATCACTGAGTATTTTGAAGATCAAATGACCTCTGTTCGCGTGGTAGCGCCTCTTAAACCGCCAATGCCTATTGGTGCTTATCATCCAACAAAGGGGATTTTCTGGCCTAATTATGATGGCGATAACTTTGATGATTGGAGTGAACATAAAATTCAATTTCATACAAATGCCATTCTTTCAATTGCGGGTGCTTTTGAACTTATTAATAATCCACGATTTGTTTTGTCTCAAGCAGCGGGAACAAGAGCGCAACGGAGACAGATGAAACGTGAGCAAAATATTCCTGTTGAGGTATGGCACAAAATTACTTGGAATGTTGATGAAACCACAGTGGTGGCAAATGACAATGACCGTGGCGGTTGGCATATGCCTCTTCATTATACAAGAGGTCACTTTCGCAAAGCTGAACCGCATTGGGAAAATGCTGTCTGTCGTAAAGATGGAAATTATTACAAGTGGATTGAAGGATTTTGGTCTGGGCATCCAGCATTTGGAATTAAAAAGGGCTATCATGCCCCAAAAATTGGAAAGGTAGCATAATGTCTATTGCAGATGATACGATGTGTATGCATTACACACTTGAGCGGTTAGGTGATATAAAGACCCAGACTGACTTACAAAATTTTATGGAAGAGATCAGGCACAACATTAGCGTGAACGACGAACACCGTGAGCTAAACCCAGATGGCTATATGCCTGACGGTTCGTTTGTTGATGATCCCGATGATTTCGATATGAATGCCGCGCTTGATAGAGTTAAGCGTTACTACATTGAAAGGGCATTGACCAAGACCAAAACATTTGTTGAGGCTGCTAAGTTGCTTGGCTTTTCAAATTATCAAACCATGCAGAATTGGATGGATAAACTAGGAATGGATAAGTAAATGTATTATATTGTAATTCTATACAAAAAAAATGATTGGCATGAGGAATTTAGTTCTCGTACATTAAAAGAAGCAAGACAATGGGCGAGAAAAGTTGTCTCATTAGGTTGTAAGTTAAATCATGTGAGAATACTAAATGCTCATAATCAACCACTCAAGATTATGGGAGTTTCTTGATGATTAAATACTTTACATTCATGGTGCTGACTTATTTCGTGCAAGGCGAACAAGTCACGCATAATATTTTGTTTCCGAGTTACGATGCTTGTAGTGAAAATAAAAGAGCGATGTATAATATTATGATACCGCACCAAGACGATGTTCATATACGTTGCAAAGGCACAAAGTTTGCATCCAATAAACTTGTTAAACCAAAGCCACGCCCATGAGAGATAGAACTAATGAGAAGTGGACGGAGAAACAGAAAGAATGGCTAGGTTATAGACGTAAGATAGCCAACTTTAAAAAAACAAATGTTACTCTGGCGAAGGCTCCCTGGGAGCAAAAAGCCGAACAAATTAAGAAAGAAAAAGAAAAGAATTAGCGGGGATTTTCCCCGCTTTTTTTTGTCCCCTGGTTGATAACCCGAACAAATATCTGTATTGTTTTCCAGGGGCATTGAGGCGGGTTTACCTTCTTGTCCCACGAACATCCTACATTGTTTCTTTTATTGTTAGTCCGATACGCATTGAAATCTGGGGTACGATTGCGTTGCCTAATCCTTTAAGTCTGTCCACCCGATTGGGTACCCCATGAGCCACTCTACCCACTCTGGGTTCAGGCTGCCAGTTTTTTCTGGCTCTAATCTCTTTGTCACTATAGCTAGCTGCGTGTCCTGTCTCCTGTCTCGATATAGGTTCATGTTCTCGCCACTGTCCTTGTGATCTCTCGCTGTCGGTGTAGGCCACATTGATCTCGCTACTTCGCTCTCCAAGTTTGGAAACTTGTCCTTCGCTCTGTTGTGTATGTTCTCCGCTGACATTGCTGTGCATGCTCTGGGCGTAGGCCACATCTTCACTTGATCCGCTAGGTTTGCCCCGAATACTAAGTCGCTGCTCTTGCTTATTCTCTGGCCCTTCTCGTTCAACGTCCGTCCTTCTTTTATGTCGCTTGCTCTCGGAGTTGCCCACATGTTCGGCTGTTGTGCTTTCTCCCAAGCTTCCACTGTCTCTGGATTGACTTGCTCCCTCAGATTGCTCGGTCTTGCTCTTCCCTTGCGTGTGGTGTTTGCTTGTTTCTCCAATGCTTCCTGTGACCTTTGTGGTAGATGATCCATCGTGTTTGGTGTCGCCCACATTTCTACAGATGATCCAGAGTCTGTCTCTTCTGTGAGGTGCGTCCGTGGCACAAGCTGGAACAACGAACGGCCTTGTGGCGTAGCTTTCCCCTTCCAAGTCAAATAACACTTGGTCGAGGCCCATAGAGACATGCCCAAAAACATTTTCGAAAACGCAAAAAGAGGGTCGTTTGGCTTTAATAATGGTAAAAATGAAAGGCCAGATGTGTCTGTCATCTTCTGTGCCTCTGCGCTGCCCGGCAACACTGAAAGGCTGACAGGGATATCCTGCTGTGAGGATGTCACAGTCTGGAATAAGTCCATTTGGGTCATTTGCTAACTCCTTTACATCTTCTGCAATTGGCACATCAGGCCAATGCTTGGCTAATATCTTTCGGCTCCAGGGTTCTATATCACAAAACAACACTGGTTTACTTAGCTCTGCCCACTGAAAACCTAGCGCAAAACCACCAATACCCGAACATAAGTCAACGTGTTTAAGCATCTTTCTTTTCCAATGCTCTTTCCAACATTTCTAATAAGGCGAACATTTCTTCACCTCTTTGTTTTCCATTAAAAAAGCCCACGCTATCCCCATCAAGGATTAAAACATGGGCTTTTCTTTTAAGCTGTTTTATTATTGCTTGTATTTCTACGTCCACTTAGCATCCCCTTTCAGAATAATCGCATGACCGACAATGCCTGTCCCGCATAATTCTGTGGCTTCTTTGTTGAACGGCAAACCATCGAGCAGCCCTTCTTCATTTACCAAGATTTGCCAATCGGGTTCTGATGGAGAGCGTACCATCTCCACTAAACCCCCGACAATCTTCTGCGCTTCTTCGAGCGTTGGTTGTCTATCTTCAAATACTGTAATCATTTATTTCTCCTTTTTCTAGAATAATTGCTAAAGTTAGCATAATATCCCGTACTAGTCAAGCATATCTTCTTCTTGATTTAATTGACCCCCAACAACACCAAGCCATTTACGAGGGCTATTTTTGCCTCGTTTAAATTGGTCAATACGCCCATCGTTTTGTAGTGAGGTTACTGCCTTTTTAAGTGTGCTTTCGCCTATACCTTTAAGGTTTCCTGCATTAATATCATCATTTGGCGCTGTTTTTACGGCTTCAAAAATACCATCATGCATACCACCCTTAGTAATAGGGATACCACGCTCTTCTCGCTCTCTAATAAAGTTAAAGACATACTCTATTCTCTCTCGAACAGTTTGAGACATAGCAAAATTTCGTATCTCTATACTCTTATCCTCTAACAGGCCAGTATCTGGGTTACGAATAAAGTGTCTTATCTCTCTATTTGCAGGCCCGTTTGCCTTTACCACCGCACCATCAAACACAGCGTTTCTTGTGTATGGCACTTGTAAGTCCTTACAGCGTGATTTAGCCGTAGGCTCATCTACTTGCCATACAGAGAACGCACATCTTACACCGTCCACAATCGCAGATGTACCTCTGATTTTATTACGAGCTTTCTCTGGCGAATCAATGAAATCATTATCGCTTACCTTCGCCATATGGTGGTTTACCATGACTGTTGCGCCTGTTTCTGTAGATATTTGAGCCAACAACCCCATAAATGCTGCACCAGCAGCGGGATCAGCGTTTACATCCGCGTGTACAAATGATGCCATTGGATCAATAACGATCAATGCTAAGTCTTCTATCTCCAACATTTCTTCATATATCTTCTCAAACTCTGGAGAAGTTGCGTATGTATTGTCCACTTTCATCATAATTGGGAACACACCGCCTTCGTTTGGCAGCGGTACAATGATGCAATCATGCGCATAACCCGAACGTTTGTTCAGAGGATCGAGTCTACTAATCCTCCTGTGAATCTCGTCCTTGTCATCTTCTGCTGATAAAACAATTGATGTACCGTGATTGGCAACCAAACCACCGAAAGCGTTTTGCATACCATCGCCCGATGCCACCTTCATCGCTAGATCAAGCGTCATCATGCCCTTACCGCTATCCCCTGCGGCTGCAAACACCACTGGCACTCCAAGCGGTATTGTATCTCCAATCAAAAACTTCTGCTCTGGGGCTACCCCAACAAACTGTTGAGTGATAAGCAAGTTCTGATTCTTGAGAGATAATGACTTCTTTACCTTATGCACAGGCGCGTTGAGAAAGCTTGATATGTCAAAACCCTCTTCAATCGCGTCAGCAGCATCCCACTTCTTGGGCTTACCCTTCGGTGGCACAAGCATAGTAATTAGCTTTGCCCCCGCATTTTGCGCTAGTTCTTGGACTATCCTAGCTAGTTTTCGTCCTGCATCGTCATTGTCAGGCCAGATTATTAGTTCTTTGCCCTGCAATGGAGAGAAATCAAACTTGTCTTTTGTGTTACGAGATAGCATCCCGGCACCACCAATAGTACAAGTAGCTGTGTATCCTTGCTTTGTTAGTTCATCTGCGCACTTTTCACCCTCAACCCATATCACGCGATCTGATTGAGCAATGTCAGGGAGATTATAAAGCGGTCTAGTCTCAGGTAAACGTGGAAACTGGCGGAACTCCTTCTTCGCATTCCCGTCCGTATCCCGAACAATTTCACCCGCAGCATCTCTTTCTATGTATCTTCGCACTGTTACGAGAACTTCTCCATCAGTTGATAGGTAGAAATATTCGCCATCGTGCGGTGTATTACTATCAATGACCCGTCTTTGCTTAACTTGTTCGGGTTGTTCTCCCTGGCTATCGTTAAATTTGTTCGGGTTAATCGGGTTCATTGGCGCTTCTGCCTGGGGTCGATCTAAGAATGTAGCAAAATGTTCGGCTACATCAGTGATTTTCCACCTGTAAGCCTCCATTAATATTTTAGATATGCCCCCGATCCCATCACCACTGTTGAAATCCATGCCGCGCATGAAGTTTGGACTTGACGGATCAATGTTTATTTTAAGAGATTGCCCCGCTTCGCCTGCCAATGAGCCAAGATAAAACTCATTCCGAACAACTCTTCCGTTTGGGTAGGCATTCTTTAAT